GATGAGAAACAATCAAGCGACTAAACCTATAATGTTGAATGTAGGCAGAGTCAGTGCTGAAAAGAATCTTGAAGCATTCTACAAACTAGATGTAGTTGGCACAAAAATACAAGTAGGTGGCGGTCCGAAATTAGAATACTATAAAGACAAATATCCAGATGTACATTTTGTAGGTCCCAAGCGTGGTAAAGAACTTGCTGACTATTATCGTCAAGCAGATGTGTTTGTGTTCCCTAGTCGTTGGGATACTTTTGGGCTGGTGCAGATAGAAGCAATGGCCTGTGGCACACCTGTTGCGGCCTATCCTGTGCAAGGACCGCTTGATGTTATTGATCAAGGCCAAACAGGTATAATGAGTGACACACTAGAATATGCTGTAAAAAAATGTCTTGACCTAGACAGAGAACAAGTGTATAGTGTTAGTACAAAATGGAGCTGGGAAAGAGCTTGGGAAATATTTAGAGACAACCTTGTGAAAGTTTAAGATTGGCTGTTTTCTTTACCCATTTCATACATTTCTAAATTAGCAATATACAATCCTATGTCGTGATCACCAAAGTTATCAATCTTACCTCGCTTGATACCCATCCACATACCACGCATACGATCTTTGAATCTTTGCCAACCAGTGACTTTGCGAACATTGCCGTATGCATTCATGTAGTGTTCTTCACCGTGGTGTCTGTAACCCATAATATTTAGAGGCACCCGTGTAACAATGTCATTGTTGTTTACCCAACGATGATGTGTTACAGCAAGACTAGCACAATATTTAGGCCATCCAACTCTTGGAGATCCGTAGGTATAAAGTTCTTGAACAGGGGGAATACCTTCGTATAGATGACAACGGCTTGCCATGATAGTTGCCATTGCCGCACCCAAACTGTGTCCGCAGAACCAAATATTTTTGTTGGCATTTGCTTTCCGGGAAATATCTTCGAATATCATAGGCCAGAGATCATCTACTTCTTTTTTAAAGCCTTGATGAACACGACTAATAGTTTCAGCCATAACAGGTAATGCCTGTAGATCTGCTTTGATATCGTTGAATTCTGCAGGCTGTGTTCCGCGACAGGCTATAACTAAATCATGTTTGTTCATGAAGCGATATGCTTGGGCTCCGTCTTTGTTGTAGAATTCTACTGTGTTAAATGAGTAATTTTTCGCTTGACTTATAGCATCTCTTTCGTTACAATAAGCAATCTGTGCCAAATTTGCGAATAATAAGGATCTTTCTTTGAAATTAAGTTTGGATATTTCCATTTTAGCCCTCCGTTCTATATCTATATTTATTTTATATACAATAAATACATTGTATAGGAAAGTGCAATGAAAAAACACACTCGTAGTATCTTAGAAGAACTAAACAACCTTGGCTTGAACAGGGATAATGATCGATTAATTGAAACAACTGCTAATAATATTATTAACAGCAGTATTAATCTTATCAATACAATTAATCAAAACTATGATGCTGCAACCGCAGGTGAGCTTGAAAGACGTTTCCTTAACAGTATTAAAAGCGGAGACCCACGCAAATTCAAGCGTGGAATAGAAAAAATTATAGAAAACAAGCAGAGGCAAGAAGATGATTCTTAAAGAAGGCGGCAACGTATTCAAAACAGAAAAAGGTTCTATCACACAAAGGATTGCAACTGCTGATGTAAAGCCAACAGTGGATTGGCTGAATGCTACATTTGGTTTTAAGTTTATTGATGAAGACTTGCTAGGAACCACAGGCAAGAAGAACAAGCCAGATGGGTCATTTGAAGAAAATAGTTCAGGCGACATTGATCTTAACGTTGATGTAAGAGAATTACCTAAAGAAGAAATTATAGCAAAACTGTCCAACTGGTGTCAAAAACAGGGCATACCTGATCTAGAAATTATGAACAAGGGCAGAACATTTACTCAAGGTTGGGTTGCAAATGCAGGTTTGCAAATACATTTTCGCACACCAATCAGAGGTGATGCCAACAATGGATTTGTTCAAACAGATTTTATGCTAACAGATAATCCTAACTTACAGCGTGGAGCCAAGCGTGGAGGCACAGAACACTACACAGGTGCTGACAGAGCTGTGCTACTTTCAAGTCTTGCAAGAGGTAGAGGTTATAAATTTAGTCCAACCAAAGGCGTAGTTGATCCTAACAATGGAGATGCTGTGGTAGCAGATGACTGGGACGAAATTGCAGAGATACTATTAGGACCGGGAGCAAGAGAAGCAGACACCCTTACAGTTGAAAGCATGATTGCCTATGTAAGAAGTGATCCTAACTTTGAAGAACTAATTGCTCCGTGGTTAGAAAACATGGAGAAGATTGGCAAGGGTCTTCCTGAAAGTGCAGAACTTACTCGCATTAAAGAGCTAGCTGGACTTAGTTTAAACAGTGTGAGAATGCTATGAGATTTTACGAGTTCAAACAGATAAACAAACAGCCTCTTATTGAAGCAGATGCACGTATTCAACATGCAGAAGATTTTGTTATATTTGATGGATCATCTGGTGCTGTTCGTGTTGTACAAAGTTTGAAAAATCTTGAGCAAGGAGGACACACGGATGTCACAATCAAATGGGATGGATCTCCCGCAATCATTTTTGGCCGCAATGCAGATGGAGAGTTTGTACTCACAGACAAATCAGGATTTGGAGCAAAAGGATACGACGGACGAGCAAAGAGTGCAAAAGCTCTACAGCAGATGCTTATGGCCCGCCCTGGTGCAAACAATCCGGATCCAGAGAAAGCAACAAATTACAAAATGTTTGTAGGTAACATGGCTGACATCTACGACGAATATGAAAAAGCAGTTCCAAAAGATTTTGTAGGTTATTTCAAAGGTGACTTATTATACTATAACACTCCGCCTGTTGAAGATAATAAATTTGTGTTTAAACCAAACATTGTTACCTACAGAGTAGATACTAACAGTCCGATTGGACAGCGTATTTCACAAAGCAAAACAGGTGTAGTAATACACAGATTAGTTGACGAAGAAGGCAATGAATCTCCTTTACCAAATAATGTATCAGACATGTTTGTTGGTAATGAAGTTTTTGTTGTACCACCTGTAACAGTTGAGCGAGCACCTCAAGTAGAAGATGAAAATATAAAAGAACTTAGAACTTTAATAAGCAAAGACGCAACAGCAATAGATAAATTTTTAAATACAGAAACGCTTGTTGGTTTAAAATTAAAAGGATTGCCTAATATATTTTATAACTATACCAATCAAAAAGTTGATTCAGGGTTAGATAATCTTGGCAAAGACTTTACAAGTTGGTTAGCGAGTAGTAAAGTAAGTAAACCAATGCAACAAAGAATAGTAGATTATATTGCACAAAACAAACAAGGCTATGATGCAATGTGGGAAGTTATAAACAAAATTCGAGAAGTAAAAAATAATATAATCGATCAATTAGATTCACATGATGCTGATGTAAAAGCAAACATTGGCGACATTGAAGGCGGAGAAGGGTATGTGCTAGCTCACCCTGAAGGTGATATGAAACTTGTAAACAGAGCTGGCTTTACAGCGGCAAACAGAGCCGTACAACGATAAGGAAGGGAAACCTATGAAACTTAAAGATATACTTAAAGAAGGTGACTTTGACGATTTAGGCCTAAAAGGCTATGGTTCAGAGTTAGACAAAGACGACGACACATATGATCCTGAAACGGATAAATTTTCAATTACTCAGCAACTTGGTAAAATGCTAGACAGTAGAGGAAATCCAAATCCTAAGGATAGTATTGAAACTAGGGACGGTGGCATGGTGCAACTAACAATGGATCAGGCGGCTAACTTAATGAGTTTACTTAAACGTCCACCAGTAAATGGTACAGACAGACAAGAAAAAGAACAGTTCCAAAGAGACATTGGTAAAACGCAGGGAATTAAACCATTCTTGGATGCCAATGATGGTAAAACTATGCAACAACTTTATGTACAAAAGTATATGAGTGATACAACTAAAATGGCACTAGGAAACAGAAAAGGACCATAATGGATTTTTTACAAGAACTAGAAGAAGCAAGGATGACTCGAAATGATCAGAACATGAAAGTTCTGACATATGCAGATTGCTGTGAGAAAATGTATCTTACTTTATTAGTTCTTGATTTAATGAGCCAAGTGCCTGTTGCTACATCTGTAGTAAGAGACTATTGTAGGAAAAGTAGAGATCAATATTATCAACGTTTCAAAATGGCTAGCACTGACCTATACAACTTTATCTATTTTGTAAACGGAGACGACAGGGCTTTAGACAAACTTAAAGACCCTGGAGCAGCAAAGCGTTCTAGATCAAATACTTCCCTTCCTATACAGTATCTAAACGCTTACCTACAAAATCTCGGCAGTGGCACACGCCCTGCAGGCACTACTCAAATGTTTGTCAAACTTGAAAATGCTTTAAACATCAATAACAGTGAATATAAAACTATTAGACGCAACATCAATAATTGGAACAGTCTTGATATTGAGAGTAAAAAAGTCTATGCTACAAAACTAATCTATGCCGCAAGAGCTAAACTTAGAAATAGTGATATTATAGATGACTTTGCAAAGTTTGTTGTAATTAAAGACCTAGAAAGCAACTGGGTAAAAGACAATGAGCCTGTTTTTAGTAAACCAGATACAAGTGCAGCAAGCAGAGACTATACTTTCTATAGATATCTAGTAGGTCCTGAAAATATTATGCTTATCAAAGGCTTTTTAGAACTAGCCGCAGAAGGTAAACCTATACCTAGTCAATTTGTAAAAGCCTATTTGCCCGCTATTAAAGCATTAGATGATGTTGTTAGAGCTGGCCCTAGTTATATTTCTATGTTTA